CTGCTGGAGATGGAGAGGTTTCTGTAGAAAATGGAGTTTCTGCTTGGGTTTTCACAACAGGAGGCGGAACTAACTCTAAAGTTCATATTCTTAATGTTGGGTCTAGCTCAATAGCAGATGATGCCATAACCACTGCTAAAATAGCAGATGATGCCATAACTTCAGCTTTAATAGCAGATGATGCGGTGGTTACTGCCAGTATAGCAGATAACGCTATAACCTTAGCTTTAATGGCAGATGATAGCGTTGGAGCAAGTGAACTTGTAGATAATTCTGTTGGAGCTTCAGCTCTAAATATTTCTGGTAATGGCACTGCTGGGCAAGTTATTGCTTCTGATGGAGATGGTAGTTTTAGTTATTCTACATTATCAACAGGTTTTGTTTCAGGAATGTTAATGCCTTATGCTGGAACATCAGCTCCTAGTGGGTGGTTGTTATGTTATGGACAGGCAATTAGCAGATCGACTTATTCAACACTTTTTTCTGCGATTTCTGATACATATGGTGTAGGTGATGGTTCTTCTACATTTAATCTTCCAGACCTACGTGGTCGAGTAGTTGCAGGACAAGATGACATGGGCGGTGTAAGTGCTAACAACCTTACAAACCAAACAGGTGGTTTAAATGGTGACACGCTTGGTGCAACAGGTGGTGCTGAGACACATTTGAATACTTCTGCCCAATCAGGGTTACCTGCACACGGTCATGCGGCAACAACAACATTTACGACTGCTTCTGGCAGTGGTGGTTCAAGTGGTGTGTTGACTGATTCAAATAGAGGAACAAGTACAGGCACTGCAAGTACAACTATATCAGCTTCAGGCACACAAGATGCATCACAAGCACACAACAACGTACAACCAACAATTATTCTCAACTATATAATTAAAACATAATGCCTATACAAAGTTTAAAATTTAACGCTGGTGTTAATCAAGAAATTACATCTTATTCAAATGAAGGTGGCTGGCGTGACTGTGATAAAATACGTTTTAGATTTGGTTATCCAGAAAAGATAGGTGGTTGGGAAAAATTAACATCTTCTACATATCTAGGTTCCGCTAGAACCTTGCATAATTGGATAGCATTAGATGGCTCTAATTTTTTAGGAATTGGAACACATTTAAAATATTACATAGAAGAAGGAGAGGCATTAAACGATATTACTCCTATTAGGTCTACTACAAGCGCTGGAGATGTAACTTTTTCTGCCACTAATGGTTCAACCACTATTACAGTAACAGATGCTGGACATGGGGCGCAACAGTTTGATTTTGTAACTTTCTCTGGATCCGCTAGTTTAGGTGGTGTTATTACAGCTTCTGTTTTAAATATTGAGTATCAAATACAAAAAATTATTAGCAGTTCTCAGTATGAGATAACTAGCTCAGTTACCGCGAACTCATCTGATACAGGCAATGGAGGAGGAAGTGTTGTAGGAACGTATCAGATAAATGTGGGAACGGATACCACAGTTGGAGGCACAGGTTGGGGTGCTGGAACTTGGGGGGGACAAACTGCTGGTGCATTAACCACTACGATTAATGAAGGCGGCACATTTTCTAATTCTGACACAACTTTAACTGTTGCGAGTGGCACAGGCATTGCTACAGATGATTTTATACTTATAGATAATGAAATATTAAAAGTTACTAATGTTGCTACAAATGACTTAACAGTAACTAGGGGGCAAAGTGGAACCAGTGCGGCATCTCATGCTAATGGCGCTACTGTAACTTTAATACAAGGTAATGCCAGTTCATCTGATGATTTTTCTGGTTGGGGAGATGCGGCATCTGGTGGATTAACTACAACTAATAATATACGTTTGTGGTCACATGATAATTTTGGAGAAGACTTATTAATATGTGCAAGAGACAGTAATATTTTTTATTGGGATAAAACAGAAACTATTTCTAATAGAGCAATAGAATTAAGTGCGGCAACAACAGGAGCCGCTACTGGAACTAAAAGAAGTGTTCCCACTAAAGCGAAGCAAATATTAGTATCTGATAGAGACAGGCACGTTATAGCATTTGGTTCTGATGGACTAGGGGCTAATAATTCTGCAACACAAGGCGATGGTATACAAGACCCCCTTTTGATACGCTTTTCAGATCAAGAAAATCCTATAGATTGGTTTGACTCCACAGAAAATACCGCTGGTAGTTTGAGATTAGGTTCTGGCTCTGAGTTTATACAAGCTGTAGAAACAAAGCGTGAAATACTTGTTTGGACAGATACATCTTTAACATCTATGACCTTCATAGGTGATCCTTTCATATTCGGCTTACAACAACTCTCTTCAAACATAACGATTATGAGTCCTAATGCGGCTGTTGCTACAGAAGACGTTGTTTTCTGGATGGGTCAAGACAATTTTTATATATATGATGGCGCTACTAGAAATCTTCCATGCACTGTAAAAGAAAAAATATTTTTAGATTTTAACACAGAACAAAGTGACAAGGTTGTAGCTGGTACTAATTCAGAGTTTTCAGAGGTAACTTGGTTTTATCCATCGTCTTCTTCTTCTGAAAATAACAAGTATGTTACTTATAATTATCAACAAAATATATGGTATTTTGGTTCGTTGTCTAGAACAGCGTGGCTTGATAGAGGCACTAGATCACTACCAATAGCAACTGGCAATCAATATATATATAATCACGAAATTGGTTATGATGACGATGGCTCTGCTATGAACTCATTTATTGAAAGTGCATCTATAGATATAGGAGATGGAAATAATTTTACTTTTATTAGTAAGATAATACCTGACTTAACATTTATAGGTTCTACAAATTTATCAACACCTCAAGCTACCTTTACAATAAAGTCTAGAAATTTTCCTGGTGCAGACTTCTCAAATACAGACTCAGGAACAACAACTAGAACGCAATCTAGTCCTGTAGAACTTTACACAAATCAATTAAATTTAAGGTCTAGAGGTCGCTCTTTTGCCCTTAGAATAGAGTCTAGTGCTTTGGGTTCTAAATGGAAACTTGGTACACCAAGAGCAGATATAAGGCAAGATGGAAGAAGATAATGTCTAGCAATGGGATACCGCCACCAAGATTACCAGAACCTCCAGTAGAATATTCTCAACAAGCTATGAGAGATTTAACAAGAGCTTTGCAGGTATTTATTAATCAAGAGCGTAATCCTGGTGAGATAAGAGCTACAAAAATAACTCTTACAGATTTACCAACTTCAAGTTCTGGTTTAGAAACAGGTGCATTGTTTAACGATTCGGGTACTATAAAAATTGTACCATAGTACAAATAGGTTATAATATGATACAGAAAAAGTTAGAAAAAGGCTCTAATTATAACAAATATGACTTAGATGGAGATGGTATCGTAGATGACGATGAATTATTAGCGGCTGAAAAGTTACATGAAATAGAAGCCGCAGAAAAGCAAGAAGCCGCAGAACTTCGTAAAATGACAGCTCAAAGACGTATGGCTACGGCTGTTTTGTGTTTTATGGCTTTATATACACTGTTGATGTTCACGCCTTTTGTGTCAGATGAAAGAGTAAGGCTTCTTACAGATCTTTCTAGCTTATTGTACTTAACAGGCGGGGGTATAGTGGGGGCTTATATGGCTGTATCAGTATGGCCAAAGAAGTAGGAGATAAATATGTTACAAACTTTAATAGGGCCAGTTACGGGATTACTGGACAAGTTCATTGAAGACAAAGACCAAAAAAATGCGCTCGCGCATGAAATTGCCACCCTTGCCGAAAAACAAGCCCACGAGGCGGCCATCGCGCAAGTCGAAGTCAACAAACAAGAAGCCCAGCACAGGTCAATATTTGTTGCTGGATGGCGCCCCTTTACAGGATGGGTCACTGCGTTCGCGCTTGCGTATCACTTTATCATTACTCCGTTTATTCTTTTCGCAACTGCGATTGCTGGTATTGAAATACCTGAGTTACCTAGTTTCGACATGGAAACCTTAACAACTATTCTTCTTGGAATGTTAGGTCTTGGTGGTATGCGTAGCTTTGAGAAGTTTAAAGGAGTTTCTAAATGAGAAAGTTTGCCAAAGTTGCCAAGACAAAAAAAGGTGTGCCAAAGAAGTATGTGCGCGGTGCAAAGAATCCTAAGAAAAGAGAAGCAGAGATAAAGCGTACCTCAAAGTTATATAGACAGGGTAAACTTACACCAGCTATGATGGATAGAATTAGTAAACAGAGGAGCAAGGGATGAGCAAAGCAGCCGTTGTAGCAAAGTATTCTAAGTCATCTGGTATATCCAAAAGCACGTTAGGCCAGGTATATCAAAGAGGATTAGGTGCATATTATTCTAGTGGTAGTAGACCTAAAGTATCAGCGCATCAGTGGGCAGCTGGTCGTGTTCGCTCATTTGCTACAGGCAAGGGTGGCGCACGTAAAGCAGACGCTGATTTGACTAGAAGTGGTAAAAAGAAAAAGGCAAAAAAGAAATGATGACAAGACAGCAAAAGGCAAAAGTCAAGAAGGTAGCATCTGGCTTGCGTAAGGCATCACGTTCTCATGCAGGGCAAGCTAAAACACTTACATCTATGTTAAAGAAAAAAGGAAAGAAATAATGCCAGGTAAAAAACCATCAC